CTATGCCCTTTGTACTATTGTCGGATCATTGGGAGATTTCTTTAAGAAATCGTTTCTGATAACGTATGCATCCATCTTCTCTGTATCGAAGGGTTTCAGTAAAGAAGCTATTTCGGCTTTGCTCAATGAGGGATTGAGCCATTTCTCTTCTTCCTCTCGGGTGAGTATGGCGGGCATCCGGTGCTTGGTGTTATCGATGTAATCGGTCAGCGAATTGGTGTCAGTGGTGATGATGGAGAAAGTTTCGTGTTCCTCTCCCGTATCCTTGTCCAGCCAACGGTCGTAGATGCCGGCCATCGAGAAGATAGGTTCATCTTTCACATATATATAATAAGGTATCTTGTTTGCTCCTTCATGCCTCCATTCAAAGTAGCCGGTACTGGGCACTATGCACCGTTTCTTCATGATCGGTTCGCGGAAAGACGGTTTCTCGAAAATGGTATCCGCACGGGCATTGAGTGTCATCTTTCTTATTTCTGTCGCATCCTCTTCGCTTCTTACCCAGAAAGGGATGAGTCCCCAGTTGAAAACCTGTACTTCGTCCGAAGAAGTAATGATAGGATATCTGGGGAAAGTGAACGCATTCACATGATACTGTTCGTCAAGAATGCTTTGGTAAATCTCGACTACATCCGATTGGCGTCCGTAACGGGCGGCAACTTTGATGGCTTTGGCTGACATGGAGTTGTGGAAACACATATTATCTGCAATTAATGTTTATAATTTGGTTGATATCAGTAGTATAACGTCCGGAGAGCTGTTCTTGTTTGAGCATCCCCCTATAAACAAACGGAGTCAAGTCTTTGCTCGCAAAAAGAAATGCATTAAGATTTAATAGAATATAAAAGAGCTTTAGGTATAATCAAACTTTATGTTATTTTTCTTTGATTTAGTGCTATTGTCCAGCTTGTTCTATAAATAGATAAATAAAAAGTGCTTCCTAGATCGTCCGCCGACGAGGAAGCACTCAACACAAAAACTAAACTAGACACATTTTTGGAAATCTAGTTGTATATTCTGTATATCAATTATATAGTCCTGCTTTTTTTTATGGTTCGACCATAATTCGACCATTTGATGTTTTATGTACTATCAAGATTTCTATATTTCATATTTTATATTACTTTAAATATTATATTTGCGCATTGTCAAACTAAAATAGTGCGTTTATGAAATCGTTATTAAAAAATGTCCTAAGAAGGATAAGTAAAAAACAATCTTCTAAAGAAGATAATGCGACAGCCTTTTATCCCCAGTGTTGTGCAAAAGTGGATGATTCCGCTCGTATGCGTATAAAAATGTCTTATGACCAAAATGTAAAAGAAACTATATCAAGCTTGAAAACACTTGCTAATGATATGTCTAGTGGCTTTGTTACTTTTAAAAAGTTTCAGACTAGGCGTTATCAATACAACCCGGATGCAGATGCAACTCTATATGCTTCAAGACTGCTTCGTGCAGCTTCTATATTGGAGTTCCTATTAACTGATCCTGATAATAAATCTTAGAGATTCATTTTTTCAGCTAGAGCAGAGAGCCCTATCAGTAGTTCAGTTATATTTTTGGCTTTTCCGACAACATCATCAACTTTCGCTGCTGTATCAGGGCTTAACTCCTTTTCTAATCGTTCTAGCTGCATTTGAAATGTATCAAAACTTAATATATATAAGTCTCTTTCAACAGTGAATCCCCCTTTTTCTGCAAAATTGAATATTTCAAAATTCAACGTAAGATATTCAATACCATATCCTTTATAGTCAATAAATCTCCTATTTTTGAACTCCTCTAAAACTATTTCATATTGTTCTTTACTGATCCTAAGGTCTGGTATATCTTTATAATTTAGTTTAGCTGTTCTTTTCCCGTTTGCTACAACCAAAATATAATTTAATACTTTATCCTTTTCTTCAGCTGTTATAACTAAAGGATATTCTCTTTCATCTTTTGGGGGTACAGTTCTAATTGGGCGCATATTTGAAAAAAATATTTATTCTATTGTTTATATAGTTTCATTCTAGTATCACTGTAATACATTATATCTTTTTCTATTTCGCAGGGAATTGTTAAGTTGTCTTTTTCTACTATTAGATTCACTATATTGTTATTTATAGAGTATTTACCTGATACCGTTTCTTTCCATTCATATTCTAAATCCTCATTATCATCTGCAACATTATATATTGTGAAAGATTTTAAACCAAAAGATATAGCAAAGAAAGGTCTTAAATAAGGAGTTCCTTCTTCAAACGACAATCGAGTTTTGCCATACCAATCTTTTGTAGAAGTCCATGTTGTTCCTGCTAAGTTAATACTGTCATCAGAACATGAGCTAAATATCAGTACTAATAAAAGGGGTAGTATAAAAAAAGTTTTTTTCATACATATATATTTATCCTATATTTCGTTCATTCTTCAACATAGCCAGTTCACCCTTTAATTTTTGGTTTTCTTCCAAAAGCCGTTGGGTAAGCATTGTCTTCTCATTGATTTCATCCTGCAAATTGGCTATGGTATATACAATACTTTTCAATTTGTCCATTCCTGGTTCTGTTTCTTCTTTTTGAATGAGCATGGAACCAGTTCCTCTTAACAACCATTCTGCGGAAATTTCCTCAAATGAGGATGAAATTGCTATTATTGTTGCAAGGCTAATTTCTCTTTTTCCTATCAGTTGATTATTAATAGTTGTGGGCTTTAATCCACACTTAATAGCAAATCCCCTCTCTGATAGCCCTGAATAGGTTATTACTTCTTTAATTCTGTTTATCATAATCAATCAAAAGTTAAATATCCACAAATGGGGATATAAAGTAGGTTTTAAATTTTTATATATCCACATTTGAGGATATATTTGCATCATAAATCAATCAATCATACAAACATACAAAAATTGATTGATAAAACCAATTAAAAAATAACGATTATGAGCTACAATTTATCACAAATAATGAAGTCTGCACACCGCAATTACAAGAAGGGTGGAAAAACATTTTCAGAGTGTTTAAAATCTGCATGGAGCTTCGCAAAACTCCAAGAAAGTTTCTCACCGGAAGCAGTGAAATCAAGAACTGATAAATTTTTAGCTGAAAGACATGAAGCTATGAGCAAGACTGCCAAAGCTACACCTAGCAAGGAATATAATAACCTTAATATTCCCGCTTCCGCTTACTACAACCCAAATAGTACTCATTACGGTGCACATTACGTCGGAGATTAATCAAATTATACAACAATGGATAAAAGAACCGAACTAGAAATACAGCGAGACAAATATGAAGCTGTGATTGAAGAACGAGACGCGTTGATCCACTCTTTGAGAGGTGAAAATGAAAAACTCAAACGAGATTTAGAATCAGAACGTGGATTTTATAGAGAGAAAGTTTCCCAATGTGATGATTTGAAGAAATTTATTGAATCGCAAAGAAACTTAATGGATATAGTTTTGAAGAACAACCAAAGTATTCTCTAACCCTCACTAAAGTCAAACCAAACCGCCGGTTATCCGGCACCCAGTCCGGTCTTTGAGCCTGCCCTTGAAGGGAGACTGGGAACAACAGAGGAGAGTTCTTTGACATCTTGGTAAAATGGTGTTTTGGAAGCCGACACGTGCCGAAAGGGATTACTGATGTAGGCGGGCTTCCCAACGATATAATGCTGTGGTTAATGGTCAAGCCGTATCGTTGTAAAACTAAATCAGTTAGACGTTTGTCGGCAAATCGTGGCATTTGCTTTATGTATATAAAGGTGATGTAGCTTAGTTGGTTAGAGCGCATGTTTCTACATGAGGTCGGCGGTTCGAATCCGTTCAT